TGATAGCATTTCTAACAAACATTGCACCAATAATATTAGGCTTCGTAGCTAAACTATTTGCTTTAAAGAGTCAAGCAGCTTCGGAAAACCAAAAGTTAATGATTCAATCTCTTCAAGTGAGGAATGATTCCATCAATCAAGCGAGGGATAGAGCAGACAAAGAGAGTCCTATGGCTGCAATGAATAGACGAGTAATTATATTTGTCATCTTAGGTTTGGTTATATTCACTCAAGTAGCACCTATATATTTTGATGTACCTACAGTAATACCTACAATAGTCGAAGGATTCAGTATTTTAGGAATCCAATTAACTCCAGATGTGGTAGAATATGCTTCTGTAGAGGGTTTACTCAAAATGGATGAAATTTTTAAATGGGCTACTATGATTATAGAGTTCTATTTTGGTGCTCAATTAGCAAAGGGGAAGTAAAAGATGACATTTAGAGGATTAATTAATGAGATTCTAATAAGACTTAGAGAGGATACTATATCTTCTGATTGGTCTGGCGATATAAATGATGCAACTACAGTTACGGATTATCAGAAAGTTATAGGTTCTCTAGTGAATGATACTAAAAGGAGTGTGGAGTCTTATCACGATTGGTTAGTATTAAGACAGACTGTCGATATAACTACTGTAGCTTCAACAAAGAATTATAATTTAAGTTCTGGTCAGGAGTTTAAAGTATTGGATGTAGTAAATAATTCTACTGGTTATCAACTGACACAAGTAAATAGAAGTTACTTGAATAGCATTATGTATCCTAATGACCCTACAGGTGAACCTACTTACTATGGATTCAATGGTGCAGATGCCTCTAATAATTTAAAGGTAGACTTATCACCTATACCTACTGCAGCTCAAACTATCTCATTTGATATAGTTAAGTATCAGGATGAATTGACTGAAGCTGCTACGGTTATAAATATACCTAATAAACCTGTTGTATTAGGAGCGTGGGCTAGAGCTATCGCAGAGCGTGGTGAAGATGGTGGAACACAGTCATCTATAGCAGCTCAGGAAGCTACTAACTCACTCAATCAAGCGATTATGATTGATGGTGGTAATGCTAAATATGAGAATGATTGGTTTACAACATAATGGCTAAAGAATTAACCTATCAACCTCTGACTAATCTAGGTATCAATGGTCTGAATACACAGGATAATCCTGCGACTCTAGACAATACTTGGCTTACTAAAGCTGATAATGTAGTTCTCAGAGAGAATGGAAGGATATCTTTTAGAAAGGGATTGAAACAGAATGTAGTTCCTAGTGGTACAGCAATAGGTTCTCTGATAGAACATAATGACCAAGGCACTAATAAAGTATTCGCTAGTTATGGTACGAGTATTTATACAGTAGATTTTACTACAGCTAATGCAGCCTTTCCTACTGGCGATGTTGATACTATGCACACAGTTTCGGGGTCGAGTGGAGATTGGCAGTTTGTAAATTTTAATGGTAGACTTAATGCTTTTCACGAGGATATAGTACCACAGAGATATGATGGTGCTTTAAGTGATGACTCTATGTGGGCAGCTTATGATAACTCACATAGACCTTCTAGTGTAACTTCAGGTGAATTTAAGCCTAGTTGTGGTGTCGGTTTCTATGGTCGTATGTGGGTAGGTGGAGTTGCAGAAGAGAAGGATGTAGTACATTATTCTACTCTTCTAGATAGTGATGACTTCAGAACTACAGCAGAGAATGGTGCTTCAAATGGTGGTTCTATAGATTTAAAGAATGTATGGGGAGCAGATGAAGTAGTAGCTATAGCACCTTTTTATGGTCAGCTTGCAGTATTTGGCAAGAAGAATATAGCTATCTATGAGAGTCCTGCTGTAATAGGAAGTATGAAACTCAATGAAGTCATAAGAGGAGTTGGATGTATTTCTAGAGATACTATACAGCATATAGGTGATGATTTAGTATTCTTATCTTCTACTGGTCTTAGGTCACTAGCTCGTACTACAGAGAAGGATAAAGTTCCTCTGACTGATTTATCTCTTAATATTAAAGATAGATTAATAAGAGATATAGGTAATAGCACTAATGTTAAATCTACTTATATAGAGAATGAAGGTATATATTTAATGTCTTTTGTAGACAAGAATATAAACTATGTATTCGACTTTAAACATCTGACACCTAATGGCGGACCTAGAGTAACTACTTGGACTTTTGATAATGATAGAGAACCAGCTAGTTTAGCATATACAGAGCTATATGGATTACTAGTAGGACAACAAGATGGTGGTTTAGCTATCTATGAAGAGTATTATGATGTTGATTTATCTTATCCGGGAAGTGTCCTAACAGAAACTGATGCTTCTTATACCGGTGGATTTGAAACAGTATGGGTGAATTTAGGTGAATCTGTAGCAGCATCTCTATTAAAGAGATTGTTTATGGTGTTGGAAGGTGGCTCTGGTGCGACAATGGGTTTAAGGTGGTATAAAGACTTTAGTCCTAATTCATCAACAATAACCTCTATAGTTCTAAATCCTGTAACAACTGGTTCTACATCTTTATGGGGAGCATCTAGTTCTTTATATGGAGCGACAACAGCATCACATACACACGTTGCAGCAACACATCCAGCTTCATCTTTATATAAACCTGTATATGGATTGAAAGAATATAGGACACCACTTACAGGCAGTGCGAAGAATATTAAGATAGGAATAGATATAGAGAGTAATGGATTTGATACTTCTCTACAAACTTTAACTTTATTACATAAACAAGGGAAGATACGATGAGTGATTATACATTAGCAGTTTCTTGGTCGGGCAAGGATGCACTAGCTGACTCAGATGCAAACAAAGTAATATCTGGAGATGACTTCAATACGGAGTTTACTACTGTACAGACAGCAGTTAACTCAAAACTAGATGCAGCCTCGCCAACTCTGACGGGCACACCACTAGCACCGACAGCAGCAACATCTACAGATTCGACACAGATAGCAACGACAGGATTTGTAAAGAATGTATTGGAAACTTATATATATCCAGTTGGTTCTATATATATGAATATGGCGGTTGCTACAAATCCGGGAACACTTCTTGGATTCGGTACTTGGGTTGCTTATGCAACAGGTCAGGTTTTAGTAGGTTATGAGGCTAGTGGTACATTTGATGCACTCGATGAAAGTCTTGGTGCTGAAACTTTCTCTGGAACTTCTGGAAGTACAGCAGCAGATTTGGCTGCACATAGTCATAAGGTGGCTGGAGGTGAACACGAAACAGGCAGTTATGATTATGGAACTAACTTTAATGCAGATAATTTAGGTTCAGTAACTACAGTAAGAGCATATCAAGTAGATACTTCATCAGCAGGTAGTGGCGGTGGACATACCCATACAATAGCAGGTTCAACATTACAACCAAGTGTAACAGTACATATGTGGAAACGCACAGCATAATAATTAGGAGATAGAGAGATGGCATATATAGAAGGAACAGGAAGCCCAACATACGCATCTACAGGAGCTGTTTCTAGAGGCGGTGGTGGCGGACCAAGAAGAGGGGGTAGAGCCAAAACCTATTCTAATTCAAGAGCTGGTATGGCTAGATTTGGAGGTTCAACAACCCCAACAGGAGGTGGAGGTTTAAACTTAGGCGGTGGTCTCTTAGGTGGACTCGCTAGTGCTTATGCTGCTAAAAAACAAGCTCAGATTGCTAGAGAGAACAGAGAGTGGCAAGAGAAGCAGAATACTATAGCATACGAGAGGTCTCTACCTTGGAGTAGCTATGGTCCTGCTGGTAACGTAGAGTTCGACCCAGAGACTAAAAAGATTATGCAAACTCTAGCTCCTGAATATCAAGACCTTATGGACCAATGGTTAGGTACATCAGGTATGGCAACTACTGAACTTCAGGGTATGATGGGCGACCCATATGCTATGGAACAACAGCAGTTCAAAAGATTTGAAGATTTGAATAGAGACGCTTATGCACGGTCTAGAGCACAAGGCGAGGAAGCTGCACTAGCACGAGGTATGACTGGAACTGAAAGTTATTATGATAAATTAGCAATAGAAGATGCTATAAATCAGAGTAGACTAGGCGGACAGATGCAATCTATGAGAACCGGTATGGACTATAGAAATATGTTAGCAGCAGAAAGTCAGGGGTTCGGACAGAATGCTATGAATGTAGCTGGTATGTTAAACACCCAAGCAGACTTAGGTTCTATGGTTGGTGCTCGTACAAAGCCGGGTATGAATATGGCGGGTCTATCACTAGCAGGAACTAATTATGCAGATACCAAATCAGGATTCTGGAGTGGTATGCAAGACCAAGCAGGATTATATAACAGTGCAGGACAAATGACACAAGCACCACAGCAGGGTTGGTTGAGTAGTCTGATGGGAGCAGGTAAACAATTTTTCTCATTCTTGAGATAACAGGAGTATAGATAATGGCAGATACAGATAGTATGTTTAGTGCTTATGGTAGCATCTTTGATGCAGCCACAGCAGATAATGTTGGAGTGAGAGATAGAGCATTGAGTGTGGCTCAGTTACAACCGGGTCGTGCTACTGTATATGGAGCTCATCAGGCAGGAGGTATGCTTATGCAAAACCTCGCTGGTATGGCAGGTATGAAGACTGCTGAACAACAGAAAGCTGAAACTATTACTAGTATTATGAAAGAGAGTCAGGGATTAGACCCTAACGACCCTCAGAGTGCTAGACTATTAGCACAGAAGTTTATTCAAGCAGGTCTTCCGGGCATCGGACAGAAGTTTCTTGAGCGTGCTAGGACTATAGATGTGAAGAATCAAGAGTTAGCTCTGACAGGACGACAAGTAACAGCCGAAGAAGAGAGGGTTGATATTTTAGGTGCTAAAGAAGTGAGAGAAGGAAGTGAATTTAGAGCAGAGCTAGAGATAAAGAAATCATATCTCGAAATGGATTGGGGTAAGTTCGAACACGCTAAGTTCCAAGATAAAGCTTATTTAGATATAGCTACTAATAAGCAGACTCAGGATAAAGCTATGGATGATTTTGAGATAGCAAATTCTAAGATTCTCAATGCACTTAGAAGTAAAGAGATAGATATAACTGAAGCAAATTCGAAGCTACAAGCGAATATGTTTGCCTTCGACCAGCTTAGAGCAAAGGTTGGAGATGAGCAATGGGCAGCTGAGTTTAGTGAGACAAAACTTAATAATGCAGCTGCTAGAGAGCTGAAGTTAGCACAGAAAGATGATATTATCATACAGACTGAAGCATATACTGAAAACAATAACATAAGAAATGAAAGGATTAAAGTAGAAACTGAAGCTATCAAAGTCCAGAAAGCACTTGATGAAAGAGGAGTAGGATTCCCTGAAACGGGTGAGTATATGTTCCAAAGAGACGAGGATGGTGCAGAACATCTCTTGAAGTATAATTTAGAAAAGGTAATGCCTGATGGTAGCATAGGTGGTTATGAAGAGGTTACAGGTGAGGACGGAGTAGCCCTCGGATTTGAAGGATTGGATGCTCAAGAGTACGGTCTGACAGCAGCAGAAGGAAGACTGTACGACAAAATCTGGGACCAGTATAAGCAGAGATACTATACAGGTAGCGGTATTTACGGTGAAGGACAATGGGATGAAGAGTACCCAGACTTCGTGAAGTGGGCTGAAGACAATGTTGGCGGTCCGGGATTAGCTGTTGTTATTAAAGGTAGTGGTGGTGATAGAGACCGTTCACAAAAACTAATAGTAGATACTCACAATACTAGTGAAGACAATAATGGTGAAACTGTAGCTGTATCGGTAGCAAACATAGATGCAGAAGCAGGTACAGCACAAGATGATATTAAAGTATTTACAGTTAATTATGACAAGATATCATCAGGTGAGAATATATCCGTGAATACTTTAAAGAAAGTTCCTGCAGAAATAGATGGTAAAGCAAACACTTTAACTAATGGTCAATATCTTACTAAGCTCATCCAAGAAGGAAGAGCTGATGAGGCTCAAGTATATATAGATTCTCTACCGGTAGCGAGAAGTACAACAGCAGATACTAAAGATGATGTTAGTACCTTACAAGCTGAGACTAAATGGGAACAAGTAAGAGTAACTGGAGCAGGTCCAACAAAAACTCAATTAGCAACAGGTGACTATAAGCTGATAAATAATAAATGGCATAAACGGATTTCTATTAAAAAGGACAAATAATGTCTACTTTAACAGAGAGATTTAACTCTTATAATACTCCTCTAGAAGATGAGAAGAAAACTGGAACATATACTAGAGCTTCAATATATAGCGGTGGTACTCTAGGACAGAATAATCCTGAGTACGCTGAAGATGACCTTCAATCTAAGTTAGCATTCGCATCCCGTATGGGTTTTGCTGATACTTGGAGAGGAGTCAAGCAAATCCTCGGTACAGACGAGGAACAAATGCTTAAAGACCAACGAAGACTTAATATGTACCTTCAGAATGAAGAGTACGGTGGTTCTATTATGGCTGCTTATACCGCAGGTCTATTCGCTGACCCTGTCGGTTGGTTCTTGCCCGGTATGAAAGCCAAAAATCTAGCGTCTGCGACCAAAGCTGGTTTAATTGCTGGTGGTATCGTAGGTGCTACAGGTTATGCGGATGAAGAATCCGGTATGACCCGTCTCAATAACACTCTCATCGGTATCGCTGGTGGTGGTGTCCTATCCCCTGCTATGTACAAATTCAATAAGACTATGCTACCTGCTCTAAAGAGTGGGTATTCTAATATGGGCGAAGCTATAGATACTGGTAAAGTAGCTCAAGATATAGGTTTTATTTCTAAAGGTTTTTCTACAGCAGGTGCTAAAGTTGGAGCACCTATATATGGTCAAGCAAAGAGAGCAGGTAGATGGACTAAAGAAACCAAGCTCGGTAAGACAATCGGTGGTTATGTCGTAGAAAACTTTGGTCTTCCTGATAATTTTGTAAAAGCAAAAGGAAACAGAAGGCTGATGGAAAACAAATGGGCTGGTGATTTTAATGATGTCCTTGAGAAATTTGCTAAGTTAAAACCAGAGCAGGATAGAGCTCTATATAGGCTTATGACTAACGAGAAACTTACTAAGTCAGAGGAAGCATTACTAACTCCTGATATTAAAGCATTAGGTAAGGAAGGTAGAACTGTAGTTAATAAACTAGGTAAGGAACTTGTAAGATTAAAACTATTAGATAAAAAAGTATTTGAGGCTAACAAGAAGAAATACTTATATCGTTCATATGAAAAAACTGCTGACCCTCTGCGTAAGAGAATTATAAGAGATGAGAATAATCTAGGTGTCATTGCTTCTGAGTTTGTCCGTAGAGGTAGAGATAAAACATTCAGACCCAAGAAAGGTCAGACTTTAGCACAGAGAATTTCCGAAGAAGAAGCTAATGGTTATAGAGTAATCAAGAAAGGTAGAGGCACAGTCCTTATGAATAAAGATTACACTGCTGACGAAAGAAAGAAGATGGGTGAAATTATAAGTTCTACATTCGCTCTGGCTAAGACAGGTAAGCTGATGTCTAATGATGTTGCTACTTTTAAATTCTATGATGATATAACTAAGATGGGTGATGATATCATCTTACCTTCAAAGGTAGCTCAAGAAGATATACCTGCTGATTGGAAGATGATTCCTGATAATTTTGTTAGGGTAGGACAGAGAAAAACTAATGTCAAAGAATTTGGAAATCTAGCAGGAAGATATGTCTCACCTGAAGTTCATAGAGATTTAATATGGGCTAACAGAATGAAGAAGTATAGGCAAGGTCGTGGTGGTCTAGGTGGATTTGGTACACTACATCACAAGATGCTCCAATACTGGAAGAGAACCAAGACTTCTTTAAATCCTGTAGTACATATGAACAATGTGATGTCTAATGTTGTGCTATATGATTTAGTTGATGCTAACTATAAGCACTTAGGTAGAGCTGGTTATGATTTTGTTAAGGCTTTCAATCCTAATAAAACCAAGAGAGTTAAGAGCGAAGACTTTAGAATGGCAGAGAAGTTGGGTGTGTTCGATGCTGATATGATGAAGAGAGAACTCACAGATTTTGAGATAGATACTTATAAAAAGTATATGAAGATAGGAGCACAGAACGATTCTAAGCTCTTAGAGAATATGTGGGAAGGTACTAAGAAATTTGCAGGTAAAACTCCTATGGATAAACTCTATAGTGCAGAGGATAGTGTGTTTCGTCTAGCTCTATTCAAAGACCACTTGGCAAAGAATGTTAGAATGGGTATGAAACCTAGTGATGAACAGTATAGAGATGCTGCTAGACACGCTCGTAAGTATATGTTAGATTATGAGATTGATGCACCTGCTGTTGAGCTTATGCGTGAAACTGCTATGCCTTTCATATCTTATACTTATAGAGCTGCACCTATCGTAGCTGAGACTTTACTCAAGAGACCTTGGAAGATAGCCAAGTGGGGTCTAATCTTAAATGCTGCTAATGATTTAGCTGCGGATGATGCGGAGTATAGAACAGAGCGTAAGAGACAAGAAGAATTGAAACTGGGTTACAATGTTCTAATTCATTCTGGAACTAACACCCTAATCAAATTACCTAATGAGAAATATTTAGATGTATCTAGATGGATACCTGCTGGTGATGTACTACAAACAAAGGAACAAGGATTTAATGTTCCGTTTCTTCCCGCACCTCTACAACCTTCAGGTGCTGCTTGGGGTGGTATATTTAAAGCAAGTACAGGATTTGATACCTTTACGAAACAGACAGTTCCCGGAGTTGGTTCGGAAGTATTTAAGGACGAACTGTTAGGTAGAGGAACTATACTAGGTAAAGAGTTTATTCCTATGTGGAATCAGGGTTGGAATATATGGGATGCTTATGAATCTGGTGGTAAGAGACATCCGACTAAAGATGATAGGACTCTTAACGAATCTATCTTAGGAGCTATGGGTATTAAAGTTAAAACCTATGACGAAAAGAAGATGAAGATGCGTGTTAACTATAAGTACCAGAATAAAATAAGTTCTCTAACTAAGAAGATAAAGAAGATGGTAGCAAATAAAAAGGGAGGACGAAAGACACCATTCACTGATTATGATAAAGAGCTAGATAGATTGAGAGCAGAGCTGAAGAAGATATCTAAAGAAGCTCGAGAAGCATTAAAGAAGGCTAAGTAGATGGATTTATATAAAGAATTAGTTAAGGCATACCCTAAAGCAGATAAGGATTTGCTGAAGCACTACGCCAAAGTAAAAGAGATGGATATTCTTGAGCGTATATTCCTCCCTCTAGGTAAAGAGGTGGCAGATTGGACAGGTATTACAGGCTCTAAAACTGGATTCTCTATGGATGATATAGGTGCTGATATAGCAGGTGCTTACTTAACACCCGAGCAAGCCAACACAAGAGGTTTATTCACACATACAGAAGGTGCTGATTGGACGGGGGAGGGACAAGGACTGTTCACTGAAGTTCTCAGGAAGCTACTAAGATAATGGGTTGGTTTACTGACTTAATGGAAAACATAGACAGACCGTCTAACGCTCTGCAAGGTTTAGCTGTCGGTGGAATAGAAGGTCTCAAGCGTGGTTGGAAGCAAGAAGAGAACTATGACTTTGAACAGTTAGGTAATAAAGAGTTAGCTAAGAAGGGTTGGTCTGAGAGAGAAGGCTTTGGTGAGAAAGGTTCGTATCTTTTATCTAGTGTAGCTAATTTAATATTTGACCCAATCAATATTCTTCCTGTAGGTATGATTGCCAAAGGAATCAAGGGTGCGGGTACAGCTGTGAAGGCAGGTGCTAATGTAGAGAAGGGAGCTATGAGAGGTGCGTTGCCCTCTTCTGTTCCTAACTACATACAGGGACGATACAATAAACCCACAGCAAGAACTGTAGAGGTTGCTGAAAAAATAAAAAGTGGCTTACTATCAGATACTCTGAGATTTACTACTCCACACCAAAAGAATATGTTAGTGGGTGCTGATATGATGTTGAGTAAGCATTTAGTAGATACTCCTCGGTATAAGATGGCTAAAGTAGCTAGTGGTCGTATGAAGACAGGTGGTATAGGTCTGAAGAATTATGTGAAGATGATGGCAGACCCTGAAGCTAGGGCTCTATATAGGAGTGAAGGCATAAATAAATATATGCTCACTGATGCTCAGATGTTATCTAATAAAGCAGACAAGGAAATAGAATTAGTTCATAGAGCTTTCTATAATATGCACATACTGGAACAATCAGGAAAGGTAGGGAGTAAACAATTACTAAAAGATTTCTCAAGTTTATTAGGAGTACACGGATATCAACCTTATGCTAAAGGGTCATATCATAAACTTTCAAAGGGATATGGTGGAGGAGTTAAGGAGGCTACTAAAGCCGAACATAAATATATAGAGAAACACATCGGTTCTGTCTGGAAAGATAAAAAAGGATTACCTTGGAGAGAGGGAGTACCTTTTAGTAAGGCGAAGAACACTAAGATATTTATAAAGAAAGGTCACGGTGGTAAGGGTGGAGCACATTACAGTGATATAACAATGAGGAATCAATCCTTCGGTGATATAGCAAAAATATTAGGTGACTCACAACCAAAGAATTTAGAAGAGCTTAAAAAACTATTAGATAATGGTAAGTATACTTCTGCTAAGACTAAACCTACATATACAATAGATGAGAAGACAGGTAATATTTGGGCTGAGTTTGGTGATAAAGGTTCTTCTATAACAGAAGGAGGAACTAATGTTCTCTTAGGTATTAAACCTAGTGGTAAGTTTGTTATGACAATTAGTGATGAACATAATTTCCTAGAAAACATACCTCTTATAGGATATGCTATATCTAAAATACTACCAAACAGACTTCTAGCTGTTACTCCACCGATGGTAGATGACATAAGAAAATTTAAACATCAGACGATGGGTGTTCCCAAGCCAGACGATAGTATTCCTTTCCAATTAAATAGACCACTAACATATCAAGAACAGGTTACAAACGCATTGAGAAAAGATACTAAGCTTACTTGGGGTGAAGAACTGGATACCCTTCGTAAAGCTAAAGCAACCCCTCAAGACCTAGCTTATGAGAGAGCTAGACAAATGAGAGGTTCAGGTATTGCAGGATTAGGTGGAGGTATGTTGGTTGGTGGCTCTAGTGAGTAGTCCTCTCAGTAAAGGATAAGATAGCATCATCTATATGTAGATACCCTACTTCCTTATCAATCCATTGACTCCCTTTGAACTCAGTGTTCGCAGGGAGTTTTTTTGTGTGCCATTTAAAATCATACTCTTCATATTCTTCCATAGTAATAGGGTCGAAGAGATAGACTATATAATTATTAGCCTTAGATGTAGGCATAGATACTGCATAGAGAAAGTCTAGGTTGTGTTCTTTAGCGAACTCCTTATTCCATTCATACTTCATCTTCTCTAACATAGTATCAGCGTAATGTTTATTCCTACATTTAATCTCTAGCATAATCCCACGCTCTTTATCGAAGGCATCATATCTAGAAAACTTGTCGTCCATAGGTTCAAAATCATAATCCAAACTGTTCAGTGCTTTAATGATTTTCTTCTCATTCATAGTAAATTCCTTAATTTAATTAAAATTCGAGCTCGAAATCCTTTGATATGGAGGACTTCTCGGGGTGAGTAAGGGGTAGGGTAGGGGTAAAATAGCTCATTTCTGCCAATCTGACCTCCATAGCCTCGGGTTACTGTGGCTCTTCTGGTTCACTAGTGAACTACTTTTCAGCCTCCATTGTAGCTTGGAAGTCCCATCCATACGGACGAGACCCCAAGTGTTTTTAGATGATGTCTGTTGTTTATCAGCCACCAATCCATCCAAAGAACAAAGCCACCACTACAATCGCTAGAAATACCGTAAGCGACCTATTCTTCAGAACTGTATCCACCAAGTCTTTTATTTCATTCATATCTTTTTACTCCTCTTCTCATTAAGTTTAACATCTATCTCCCTCAGTATTTTATCTACTTGTTTCTGTAGAACAGGTAACTGCACCTTTTGTTTCCATAGTTTACTCATCAGGTTTACTTTCATAAGTACCGACTCCCACTCCACCTTCTACCTTTTCAAAACTAGAACCTAGTTCTTTCTTATATACTTCTTTCATAAACTCTTCAGAGTCATCATCATCACTGAACAGTCTTATATATTCAGAGTCTTTAGTAAAATCAATTTCCTCTTGTTGCGTCATACTAACCACCCTTTCCTCAGTGCTTCTAGCCACATAACTACATA